CCATCCAGTTATTACTAAGTCGCATTCATTAACTTCCTTAAATTTTACCCAAGATTTTGATCTCTTGCACTCATAAACCTCGTCATTCTTACATATAACACCCTCTCCCCCTTGATCTACTATATTTTTATAGATAGGAGTTATTTGATCTGGACTATCAATCTCCCACATTTGAGCTAACGTTACATTGGATCCATCCGGGATGTTTTTCAGAACATTCTCTAAAGCTTCTCTTCTTTCTTTATATTTTTTAGAACCCCTTCCCTTAACTAGTACATCGCTAGACTCTAAATCAAAAACATTAAATATCATTCCCTCTTCTATCTTAGAATCAACCTTACCTTTAAGAATCTGCGTTACCTTTCCGCTAACTGATTTTCTATTTAAATCGGTAAGCTCTCCATCGAAGAAAAAATCCCCAGTCATACCGCTAGATTCTATTGCTGTTTCTAAAGATTTAGATAATTGGGGGAAGCAAGCGGAGTCTAACTCATTAAAAGCCCTTGTAAAGTAAGAAAATTTACGATCCTTCCAAAGGGCAATAACTCTTACCCCGTCATATTTTTCCTCGCAATAAATACGATCCCATTTTTCTATCGTTTCGTGATCGTCGGTAGCTAACATGAGGGAGGGATCGGGTATTATTTCCTTGCCGATTGCTTTATTGATAAGCTTAGCACCTATCCCTATATTCATCCTCTTTGTGATAATCTTCATTAAAACTTCTCTAAGTTGAAGATCCTCTGGTTCATCATCAGATATCCGGAAAGAAACTATATCCTGTGCTCTTTTTCTAAGTAAATCATTTGCAGCTGGCACTCTTTTTAGCTCCTCTACGAGATCTTTAAAATTATCCCAGTGGTTATGATTAATTTCAGATAAAGACTCATTAAAAGAGATCTTATGAAGTTTAGTGGTAACAAAAGGATTAAAACAGATGTCCAAAAGATATAAAAATCTCTCGCTCTGATTTTCCGAAATTATCTTTTGTTTAGCCTTTTGAGATCCCTCGCCAGTTAGCGATTCTAGATCTTTGAATAATTGAAGTTCTTTTCTCATTGATATTTTTTCATAAAAATACCAAAAACTTACGGGGATAAAAAATTATAGAGTAACGGTTTGACCCCCACCTCCGGATTCTTCGCCTTCTCCTCCACCTTCTTCTTTAGCTTTTTCTGCCTCCTTCTCCTCTTTCTCTTTGTACTTTTGATTCATTTTTATCTGGTCTGGATTCATGCCTAGGAATCTTTGAATCAAGAAATCCGGATCGAAGTATCCTTTTTCTTCCTCTCCTATTTTAACTTTCAATTCTTTTAACCCGTTTATAAACTCGGTCCTTTTTGTAAACCCAGCAAGTTCTACCATTTCCTCGAACTCACTATCTCTATTATAATTTAATCCTATATTTGCTTTGAATCCTTTATCCCTGGATAGTTCAGGGTAATCTAAACACATTTGAATATAGAGGGGTTTTACTAGAATCTCCTGGAATATGGATCTTAATCTTCTTAAAAATTTCTCGAATCTTATCTCATCCCTCTCTAGCTGATCTATGCTAGTCTGATAATTTCCCGGCGTAGTATTTTTAGAAGCAAATCTAGCATAGGGAATCTTAGAATCCATTTTTAATTTATTGAAAAAATATACGACATTCTCCATTACGTTAAAATCTGGACCTGCCGAATTAAGAGATGATATATCTGGGCTCTGTCCATCTTTTTCAGGAAAGAGATAGTTCTTATAAAATTGTACCTTTGGTCTTCCGTTTATTGTTAATTCACCAGAAGAATCGTTAATAGAAATATCCTCCTTATAATTGGACATCAACTGTCCTAATGTTTGCATGGCTTTTTGCGGAGATTGACTACCTATAGGTATGATGAATTTTAGTCGATAGGAAGCATTCATTACGTTCCAGATAACTCTGGAATTTTCCATTATTCTTAGAATATTGTATGATCTAACCAGTCTTTCTATATAGCTAACTCTTGAAATGGTATTTCCCTTAGCATAAGAAATATAGATCACCTGCTCATTGGTTAGCTTTCTTGTCATTTGTGGATTCTTCGGGTACTGAATCCAAAACTGTCTATATTCATTTTCTGCTACCTTCTCTACCACAGGCTGAAGTGAGGTTGGGTCTAGTTCCTTAAATCCTATTATCTCTCTTCCTTTGTTATCGTAAATTATTTCAAATGCTAAAAATCCATCAATTAAAAATTGCTTAAAGTATTGCCATGCAAGAATTGTATTTTGAAATCCAAATACATTGTATATTCTATTGTAATGCGAAGCAAGTTTATCTTTGATCTTGTCCTTTAAGTCAAGATTAACAAAAGATGGCTGAGCGAAATAATTACGATCGTCGTATACGATCGATTCATCCGTTATGGTATCTAGAATGAACTCTATCTCACCATTTAAAGAAAATTTTCTTAAATAATTTCTTTTCTCGATGTAATCCTTGTCAAAATAAGCAATATATTTTCTTACCTTGGTATCTTGATAGGAAGCGGTCCACTGAAAGGCATCATTTTGAGTAAAACCAGTGCTCTCTTGATTGAAAAAATATCCCTCAGTTTTACCAATAGCCTGAGAGTTTCTAACAACCATATCATCATATTGCATTCCAAATTTTGCAACATTGGAAAGGTTCTTTAGGATATTTCCTAAAGCTGATTGATTTGGTTTTAAAAAATCTAAAAATCCTGCCATTAGTTATAATATTATATTCTCCTTAGGTTGCAGGAGGTGTTTCTTCAGTAGTTTTTTCTTCTCCCTCTGCAGGAGGGGTTTCCTCTGCTGTTTCAGTAGAGGATTCTGCTCCAGCTTCTCCTCCTTCTTCTCCAGCTTCTCCTTCTTTCTCTTTTTCCTTCTTCTCTTTCTCTTTCCTTTTTAATGCCTCCTTGTTAGCATCAATATCTTGCTTAGAAATTCCTAGGTATGTTTCTATTAGGAAAGCATTAGAGAAAAAGGGTTTTTCCTCATCTCCCATGATTCCACCTAAAGCAGCTACCGCCTCTTTTCTTTTGTTTATTATATCAATTTCTTGATTTAACTTAAATGGGTTATCCGAGAAATAATCAAGTCCTAATTGACTCTTAAACATAAAATCATCCTCCAGTTTAGGATACTTCTTCACCATTTGTATCCAGAGTGGTTTTGTTACTATTTCCTGGAATATTGATCTCAATCTAGAAATAAACTTAGCAAATCTTATTTCTTCTTTGTCTAACCCCTCAGCCCCGTTAGAATATGGAGAAGTTGTACCTCCGTCTGGGTTATGAAATCTTGAAGGAGGGACTTTAGATTCAAGTATAAATTTATCAAAGAAATACGCTAGAGGAGCTGGGTCGTTAAGGTTAGGTCCATCTGTTGTTATAGGTTCTATAGAAGGCGTTCCGTTAACGCCAGAAGGCATTAGGTAGTTTTTATAAAATTGTATCTTAGGCCTTCCGTCTATACTTAATTCTCCACTATCGTCATTCAATTGAATATCCTCCTTATAAATGCTCATTAGTTCTCCCAGTGTTTGCATACCCTTTTGTTGGGATTTACTACCAATAGGAACCGTCATTTTTAGCTTAAATGAAGCGTTCATTACAGACCAAATTACTCTCGTATATTCTATAATTCGAAGAATATTATAAGGTCTTATTAATCTCTCTATGTAGCTTACTCTTGATACAGCATTACCCTTAGCGTATGAAATGTAAATTATCTGAGGGTCATAAAGGACTCTTTTTTTCTTAGGATCTTGAGGATACTGAGTCCATGTATTAATAAAGGATCCGTCTATTTGTTTTTCTACACTGGGTATTAAAGATATTGGATCTAATTCTTTAAATCCAACTATCTCCTTTCCTTTATCATCATAGATAATCTCAAAAGCTAAAAACCCATCAACTATGAATTGTCTGAAATATTGCCATGCGGTAATATCATCGGAGAATCCCCATATATCATAAAGCTTCTTGAATGTCTCATATAAATCATCCTTCAGCTTTTCGTTAATATCACTGAGATCTATAAAATCGGGATATGCGAAAAAATTAGAGGGATCATAAGAAATAGACTCGTCGCATATCGTATCTAAAACCCACTCTATTTCAGGATTAAGAGAAAACTTTCTTAAATAATCTCTTTTACCCTTATAGTCCTTATCAAAGTACCCGATAAATTGTTTAGAAGATATATCTTGCTTAGCAAGGGTCCAAAGCATGCTCTCATCCTCTACATTGGATTTATTCTTATTAAGGAACGATGCCTCAGTTACACCAACAGCTTGGGAGTTACGAATGACCATGTCATCGTACTTCATACCGAAGGTACTTAATTTTCTTACTGAATCCCTGATCCTCTGAATAACAGGGGTTTGTCCGGGATTATTATTTTCGACGAATCCAGCCATTTTTAATTCTAGATCGAAATACTATTTTAATTTCGATTCATATTCACTATATATCCCTGATATATTTAACCCCTCGACCAGATTAACGGTTAGATAGGGTAGTTTAGACCAATCCTTATAAATAATCGATCCAGCATTCTTTATGAAAGACGTTTTAAATCCAAAGAGAGAAGACTTATATCCGGTGTCTCCTAAAATTTTATTTAATTCAGAATCCTTTAAATTTAAAGGAGAAGCTATTCCACCTTCTGATTCGGAAATGCCGTTATCTTTTATTGTCTGCTCGAATGAATCAAAAATTCTGCTTATAATTTCCATTCTGTATTTCATTGGGGTAGTTACTAGATCTATACCTTTCATTATTTTAAATCCTCCGGTTTCAAAAAAATCTGTACATAAAATTACAGGAAATCTATCTATAAACTTCCTTTCTTTGGTAATTTTAGAATCGGTTGAATAATTAAAGTAGTAAATTTTTCCGGGTATTATTGAAATCGGTTGAGGTAGAAATTTCTTATCGTTTTTAAAATACTCTTTTAGAAAATACTCATCAGTCTCCCTGAAGATGTTTTTATTAGTACCTATCTTATCCCGGTATTCTAAAACTAGATCCTTGAAACTCATTTACTTCTAAAAAGAAAATTTTCATCTATCACACCAAATTTAAATCCTCTCTTCGATGCCCATTCTTTAGCTGCCTTAAACTTAGCCTGATTTGTTATCCAAATCTGCATATTTCTATTATAAGATTTTAGCTTACTCAGAGTATTTACACCCTCATAAATAGGTTTTTTTGTCTGATTCTCTGGTTTTATTTCAATGATCCAATCTTGCTCTTCCCCACTTTCCTTTAGAACCTTTATATAGAAATCAACATTATATTTATGATCCTTCTTGTCTAATGGATTGTAGTAATCTATCGATACTGGTTCAGAACTCCATTTTAAAATCGATTCGTTTGTATCACAGTAAGTACAGAATCTATACTCCCACGAGGATCTGTATATGATATTGTGTATATCACCTATGTACTTTTCCGGATTTCTGGGTTCATATTTACCTGACCGATATTCTCCGTTAGGTTTTACTTTCTTAATATCAACCATTAAAAAGAATTTTATACGTTATATGTATTATCCTCTCCTGTAATGTAGCTAAAAGGTATAGTTCTTGGACTCTTAGGTGGATGTATTTTCTTCCATCCTTTAGCAAAACCATTCTTAGCTATTTGTGTGAAATAAGCAAATGGATTATTCGATTTATCGGGATTGAATCTATTCCAATACTTGCAAAGATCTTCCATGGCAAAGGCCATACAATCTTCCCTGTCTTCCGGATCTTTATATGACATTTTTTTGGATATCCCGTGTATCATTAGATTAAACATCTCTATAGTATCTGGGGTTAAATGTCCCTTTTGTTTGGATTCCACTACCGCGGCCAACAATTCACTATTTTTTACATAATCTTTAGCCATTAAGGTTTAATTATTTTTGTTTGTTTGTTTGTTATCTATTCTACTGATAGAACAGAAAAAGATTTCAAAAAAAGAATGTAGCCCATTAGAGCTACATTCCTTTATGATTTTTTTATGATTTTTATTCCTTTTCTCCTCCCTCTTCCTCTTCTTCTACTATGTTTTTTCCTGTTGGTGCCTTGCTTAGTTTTCCTTTAGAGGATTGGACGAAAGGGTTTCCTTTTTTATTCTGATCTTCTGATTTTGGAGCGAAGTAGAAGTTACGACTGGGGTTTTTTTTTGAGCCCTCATCTTCATTCATCGTTGAATTGTACCCATGTAGCGAATCCATCTTCATGTCGATTGTTCCTTTATGATCTCCAGGGGCTTTAGAAAATCCATGCCCTTTTGAAAAATCAGTCAAAAGTTTCTTCTGATCTGATAGAGGCATTTCTGATTTGTTAAGTTTGTTTCCGTTACCGCTTAACATATCAAAGTTCTCTTTTACTTCCTCTTCTGAATCGTCCTCATCCGAAGAATCAGCATTATCTTCAGCTGCTTGACTAAGAGCCTCTTCTAAATCAGTAATTTCACTGATTAGAAAATCTGAAGTTTTACCGGTATCTAGAAGAACCGTGTATCTTCCCGAAGTAGCATCTATAGAAATTATCTTACCAGTATCTCCCGATTCTTTAACTTTAATAAAATCGCCAATGTTAAATTTCTCATCTTCAAAGATTTCTAAAGAATTCTCCAATTCTATAGTTGATTCAGCTGAAGATATCTCTATATTAATTTGGTTCCACTTCTCTCTAAGAACGTTAAGCTCATTCTCTAATAGTTTTTTAGCTGACATAATCTCAGGCGAAGCAGAATATAGAGGGTTAGTTGACATTAATGTTTCTAACTTGTTTATTTGTTCCTCTACTTTGGAAATGTTCTCAATAACCTTGTTTCTGTCATTTACCATAATAGATTTAACCCTATTTTCTCCAACTAAAAATTCTGTTAATCCCTCAGAGATATCATATCTCATAAATTCCTTAACCATTGATACTGCCTGATTTCCAGTAACCTTATAGATTGAATTTTCATTCATTCCTTGGTTAATCTTCTGAAGATAAATTTGATTATTCCATTTAATTAGATTGATAGCAAGTCCTTCAAATACATTTGATTCTATGCTCTTGGCGAAATCAAGTTCAACTATATTTTG